AAGCCACAGAAAAAGCAATCACCAGCCAACATGAAACTGCCATGCAGCAAATTGACAAAATAATTGCTGAATGTGTTGCTTTTTACGCAAATTTAAGGGTAAGCACCTAGTTGATTTGGTTAAGCTAGCTTACAATCACATCATGCCCTAGCAAATCGCACAGGGTCTTTTTAGGAAATCAAATGACAACTTCTACACAATCCAGCCGCAACGTGTCCATGTATGGTTTTGCTGATATTGATTCTTACATTGAGTCAGTCAAAGAATCTATCACTTACCAATTCACAGGCGGCAACATGGTTGTTGCTGGCCTTATGTCTGACGCTCAAGAATTGATGGCTTTTGGCGATACAGAACGTGCTAGACAAACCCTTAATGTTGCCAAAACCATTTTGTTTAACATCATGGACGGCAACTTGGTTGGCACACAGCCTTCACGCATTTAAGGGGCTGCACATGAACCGCAAAACAGTTTTCACCCAGGGCAACATCACCATTGTTCGTGTTCAGGACTATGGTTTTCGCTGCAACACATTGTCATCCAGTTGGGAAATTTTTGTTGATGGCAAATTTCGTTGGACTTTTTCCAGATTAAAAGACGCAAAACAAACCATTGCTCAAAACTTAATCCCAAATTAACCAAACAGGGCTTCGGCCCTTTAAGGAAAACAATGAACGATCTTAAACTCCAATATTATTTTGATGCCGCCATTTCTTATGACGATGGCGCAACCTTGGAAAACGTCAGGGTTGGTTATGACTACTACCCTGAAGAAATCAATTACCCCAATGACCGTGATTCAGCGGAAATTTACGATGTGTTTGTGTTTGATTGCCAGGGCAACGACATAACTTACGACATTCCAAAATCAGAGGGTGTTTATTTGATGGCAGAAGCAAAACGTGATTTTGCACAAATTCAGAAAGATCGCAATGAAATCTAAGATTATTCAAACCCTTGTTGAATGCTTTTTAGCCATCGTTATCTTTGGCGGGATTGGCGTGATGCTTGCCTGGAGGGGTTGACCATGATTGACCACCTTAAAGATTACTTCCGCTTGCCATCAGCTAAAGAGTTGGCTGCCAAAGAACTTGAGACAGCCCAACGCAAGCTATTAGACGCACTCAGCGCCCAAGAATACGCAAAGCGCATGGGTGACTATCACTCAGACCGAATCAAACGCCTCACGGCATATTTAAAGGAAGAAGCATGAAAAATCTAGCAACCGCATTGGTCAAAGCACAAAAGGCTTTTGGCCCTGCTTTAAAGTCCTCTACAAACCCGCATTTCAAGTCACGCTATGCTGACCTATCCGCTTGCGTTGAAGCTGTCCTAGACGCTTTAAACAACAACGGCATTGCCCTGGTGCAAAAATCTTATGACTGTGAAAATGGCGTGATGGTTGAAACCATGTTTGTCCATGAGTCAGGCGAAATGATGGAATGCGGCATTCTGCACTTCCCTGCAAGCAAAGCAGACCCACAAGGCCACATGAGCGCTTTGACCTATGCCCGCAGAGGATCGCTGATGGCAGCTTGTGGGATAGCCCCTGAAGATGACGATGGCAACGCAGCCAGCCGCAGAACCGTGATTACTTCAACAATTGACGAAAACGCCCTTGTAGACCATTTAGCGGCTATTGAGGCATCTACCGAGCAAGACAGTCTAAAAAGCGCTTACAAAGCCGCTTATGCCGCTTGTAACGGTGATTCTGAGTGGCAGAAGAAAGTTATTGCAGCCAAAGACAAAGCAAAGGGGAAATTATGAATGAACAACCAACTGTCGAAACAATCCGTTTTGATGAAAGCATTTATAAAACAAAAGGCGAATATAAATTTTATGTGCCTGAATTTTCTGATTGGGCTTGCTATATGTTTGGCAATAAACCTGAAACAAATTACGGAATGAAATATATCCCAAGAAAAGGGGATGAACCTAACTGGTTTGTCAGATGGATGATGAAAGTTTGTTTTGATTGCACTTGGGTTAAGGAAAAAAAATGATAGAAATGATTGAACAAGGCTCAGACAAATGGTTTGCAGCCCGCATTGGCAAAGTCACCGCATCCCGTGTGGCTGATGTGCTTGCCAAGACCAAAACGGGTTATTCAACAACTCGGGACAACTACATGGCGCAGCTGGTGTGCGAACGCCTGACGGGTCAAAAAGGGGAAAGTTTCACAAATGCTGCTATGCAACATGGAATTGAAACAGAGCCGCTTGCCCGTATATCTTATGAAGTTGCCCAAAACGTATTGGTTGATGAAGTGGGGTTTGTCCCTCACCCATCCATCATCATGGCGGGCGCTTCCCCTGATGGCCTGGTTGGTGACGATGGTTTGTTAGAGATAAAAGCGCCCCAGACAGCCACGCACATTGAGACTTTGCTAAGTCAAACTGTGCCAGGCAAATACAACACCCAGATGCAGTTTCAAATGGCTTGCACAGGGCGCTCATGGTGTGACTTTGTGTCTTTTGACAACCGTCTACCCGCAGAACTTCAATTGTTTGTTAAACGTGTCCCAAGGGACAATATGTATATCAGACTAATGGAAGAAGAAATTGTCAAATTCTTAAATGAACTTGATATAAAAATAGCTCAACTTATGGAAATTAAAAATGTCTAAACTTTACGAAATTACCGTTGTTTCTGGTAAATACAAAAACAAAGACGGTGTGGAAAAATCCCGTTACACAAACATTGGATCAGTTCTTGAAACCAAGAACGGGCCTATGTTGAAGCTGGACACCATTCCTTTGATGGATGGCGGCTGGTCTGGTTGGGCATATCTCAACACGCCAAAGCCTAAAGAAGATCAAGGCTTTCCAAAGGACGATGACATAGATTTTTGATTAACGGGGGGAAAGCCATGCAATTTTGCTTGCGGACGAATGGTTAGTACCCCCACCCATTAGGAACAATCATGGACTACAAAAGAATGTTTGACAGAATATTTCCCGAATTTCCACGGGTTAGGGCTAACGATCCCGTGACCTCATTTGAGGCAGCAGAGTCGATTAAAGACGCTGCGTCCAAACACCACCAGGTTATTTTTGATTGCCTCAAGTTTTACGGGCCACTGGGCAAAGATGGCATTTCAGCTTTGACAATGCTAGACGGTAATCAAGTCGCCAGGCGCTTAAACGAAATGAAAGTCATTGGGCTTATCCAGTTGACAGGAAATACAGTTAAATCCAATTCAGGCAGAAATGAAAGAGAATGGCAATGTATCCACTCGGATTAAATCAAAATCAACCCGTCCATAAACTGCGATCTTGCACTAAATGCGATCAAGTTAAACCGCCAGAGGGCGGGATTGATATGGGTCACAAGTGGATTTGTCAAACTTGTTGGGTTACACGAAAGCATTTAAAAAATGACCAAAGACGACCTAGTTAACCTTCTCCGCATCACAGGCGCTCAAGAAACCGCTGTAGACGCTGTGTGCGCTGCTTACGATGTGGGTTGGAACGATGCCCTAGACGATTACGCAAAACGTCTTAGTGTGCTTCCTTTTGAAAAAGACACAATTGACAGTTTTGGGTGTTTTGTCAAAGAGGCTAAGAAATAAGATTGCACTCGGCTTGTCTGCGTTTTAATAAACCAGGCAAGACCTTACCCCCGCCTTTTGTCCACAGCATCAATTGCTCTTTAGCGCCTTCCCAATCCCCTGCGTTAATCTTACGCTTGAGGGTTGAAGTCTGGAGTCGGCCTGTCCCCAAGTTGTAACAGAAATCCACGATGGCGTTGCACTTGCGCTCATCAGTGGCAAGAATAGGGCAGTTTCTTAGAACGCCTGGCAAGTAAGTATGCTCAAGTTCCACCATCAGCAAAGCCCTTGCTGTAGGCTCATCCATAGGGGCATCTTCCAAGGTCACTTTGCGCCCGTCAGAATAGTAGGTTGACCCGTATCCGATAGTCGGAATCCCCGCAGGGCATAGGTAAGGCTTAGACCTAAACCCCTCAAACTGGCGACACAGAGCAGCAGCCAGTTCTAAGTTCATATACCCCTCTTAGACAATGTACGGTCAAGAAACCAATAATTGATTGTTCCTGAGAGCAAAGCTGAAAAGTCAGGGGTCATCATGGTTTTAAACACTTCAACAGCTGGCGCACCATTTAACCAGGCGTTGTAGGCAAACCAAACATGAATGAATGACCAAACAAACAAAACCCAATAAGTCACCATTGGGCGCACAGAGGCCGATAGGGAAGCAACCCATCCACCAGCTGCTTTGACCATCTCGGCCTGTTGAACAATAGCGTTGTTAAAGGCATCCATCACGCCCACATCAATGGCAGCTTCTCTTTGTGCGCCAATTTCAGCTAACTTTTGCTGACCACGCTGCGCTTCCAAATCACATTGGAACTTAAACATATTTAGTTCGTGTTGGCGCTCGTTTTTCTTATCAAGCCACTTTAAGACTTCGGGGGCCATCCTAAAAATACCGCCAAAAATAGAACCCAACAATCCACCGCTTAAAACTTCAAACATGGTTATTCTCCGCAATGTTTACATTTGTGATGGCTATCCCCATGCGAGAGTTTTACACCCGCTAAGAGGCCAATAAAGCCACCAATGATGGTTTGAAACGCAGGGTGCAACATAGCAAAGATTTCTGCGTTGTCCACTTCTTTTGCCCACAGGCCAAGTAAAAATGCAATGACCATACCCAACACCGACAAACAAAGAGTGGCTGCAACCATCAAAGTTACAGAGTACGTCAGCTTACCTACTACGTCAGGATTTTCATTCATACAGATATGTCCACTTTACGGTTGGTAAAAATTTCCATGCGAATGCGCTCTTGAACCACTTTTTTACAGTAAATCTCAAACCCTATGTCTTGCAACTGAACTTGCTTTTGCTTTGCCAACTCAACAACTCTGTTAGCCTCATGTTGCTTTTCTAGTTTAGCCTGGGCAAGATCATGCTTGTCTGGGTAGCCTGACGGTTGAACTGTTGGAAATAACTTGATTGACTCTATCATTTCTTTTCACGCTCTAATGCCTCTTTATACCCGTGAATAACTGAGTTTCTCAACCAAACACTATCCGCTGTCCCTGACCATTCTGCCAAATTATTCCAAATCACAACGTAATCTGTTGACTTGCAATGCTCTGCATTTTGAACTAACCATGCCATCATTTCCTTATGACGCTGTGTAGGATCGTGCGTTGTATAACCAATCCCATAGAACTCTCTAACGTGACAACCATTCTTGGCTACTGCGCCAACCAGCCCAAGCAACAAAAGAAGAATGAGCCAGCGCATTCATTTACTTTGACCAGTAATGGCTGATGTAGCCCAGAAGTGTTGATATAGCAGACACAAATGCCATGCCCATCCAAAAACCGCCACGGCCTT